AGATCACAGATACTTGGATTACAAACTCCAGATAAAGTTCAACAAGCTGATCGTGTAAAAGATTTTATGAACTATCAAATTATGGATCAGATGAAAGAGTATGAACCAGAATTTGATTCTATGTTATTCCATCTACCGTTAGCAGGATCTACTTTCAAAAAAGTTTACTTTGATGAAGTAGAAGGTAGAGCAGTTTCTAAATTTGTTCCTGCGGATGATTTGGTTGTTCCGTACACGGCTACCTCATTGGACGATGCGGAAGCAATCATTCATAAAGTAAAAATTTCTGAAAACGAATTAAGAAAACAACAGGTCGCAGGATTCTATAGAGATATAGATTTAGCTGCACCACAAGATAAGGAATCAGAAGTTGACAGAAAAGAGAGAGAACTTGAAGGAGTATCAAAATCTAAGAATGATGATTTGTATACTTTGTTAGAGTGTCATGTGAATTTAGATCTTGAAGGTTTTGAAGATGAAGATCCACAGACTGGTGAGCCATCAGGAATTAAGGTCCCGTACATTGTAACACTAGAAGAAGGGTCAAGAGAAATTTTATCTATCAGAAGAAATTATGAAATAGGTGATGCAAAGAAAAACAAAATTCAATATTTTGTTCACTTTAAATTTTTACCTGGACTAGGTTTTTATGGGTTCGGTCTAATCCACATGATTGGTGGACTGTCAAGAACAGCGACCGCAGCTTTAAGACAGCTCTTGGATGCGGGAACGTTATCTAATCTGCCAGCTGGTTTTAAAATGAGAGGAATAAGAATTAGAGATGACGCACAGTCAATCCAACCTGGTGAGTTTAGAGATGTAGATGCACCTGGTGGAAACTTAAAAGATTCGTTTATGATGTTACCATTTAAAGAACCATCACAAACATTATTACAATTAATGGGTGTTGTAGTTGGTGCAGGTCAAAGGTTTGCATCGATTGCAGATTTACAAGTTGGCGATGGTAATCAACAAGCAGCAGTTGGAACTACAGTTGCTCTCCTGGAGCGTGGTTCAAGAACTATGTCTGCTATACACAAAAGAATTTACTCAGCTCTTAAAAATGAATTTAAATTAATGGCTAGAGTATTCAAGTTATATCTACCCCAAGAGTATCCGTATGATGTAGTTGGGGGCCAAAAGATGATTAAACAATCTGACTTTGATGATAGGGTGGATATATTGCCAGTTGCCGACCCCAACATTTTTTCACAAACTCAGCGTATTTCCCTCGCTCAGACGGAATTGCAGCTGGCAACTTCTAATCCACAAATGCACAACATGTACCAAGCGTACAGAAATATGTATGAAGCTTTAGGTGTAAAAAATATTGATTCTATTTTAGTTAGACCAATGCAACCCACACCAAAAGATCCTGCGTTAGAACACATTGATGCATTAGGTGGTAAACAGTTTCAAGCTTTTCCAGGTCAAGACCACAGAGCACACATTACAGCTCACTTAAATTTCATGGCAACAAACATTGCAAGAAATAATCCGATGGTTATGGCTTCATTAGAGAAAAATATTTTTGAACACATTAGTTTAATGGCTCAAGAACAGATTGAATTAGAATTTAGAGATGAATTAGTTCAACTACAACAGATGCAACAGATGGCACAACAAAATCCACAGATGGGTCAACAAGCTATGATGATGCAACAGAAGATCGAAGCAAGAAAAGCTCAACTGATTGCCGAAATGATGGAAGAATTTATGAATGAAGAGAAGAAAATTACTTCACAATTTGACAATGACCCAATTGCTAAGCTAAGATCAAGAGAATTAGACCTTAGAGCAATGGAAAATGATAGAAAAGCTAAGGATGCTGATGAAAGATTTAATCTTGATAAGATGAGAGCAATGATGAATCAACAAAATCAAGAAGATAAGCTACAACAGAACGAAGAATTAGCTAATTTAAGAGCTGATACATCCATTGAGAAGACTGTTTTAAGTAAAACGCTTCCAAATGCTAAAGACATGATGCCAAATGTTGAGATTTTCAGGAAAGGCTAGTGACAAAAACTAAAAAAACAGTTAAAATAAATTAATTAAGGAGAAAATATGGAAAAACTAGATAAAATTGTTGAGATCCCGTCAGAAGACAAGATGAATCTTGAAATCGACCCGAGATCAAAGACAACTTCTAATGGTTCTAACAACTACATCGCTGTTGGCGAAGAAGTTGAAGTAAGAGGAACTAAAAGAATGCTAAAAGAGAAATCTAAAAAAGCTAGATGGATCTAATATGTGGTTATCGGCAATAAAATTAGCCGTTTCTGCTGGAAGTAAGATTTATGCTAACAAGCAGAGAACTAAAATGGCTATGTCAGATGCACAACTGATGCATGCACAAAAGATGGCCCAAGGTCAGGAAGCTTACCAAGGAAAACTTTTAGAAGCTAGACAATCGGACTGGAAGGACGAGGCGGTTTTGATAATTTTAAGTTTGCCCGTGTTGGTGCTCGCTTGGGCAGTGATATCGGATGACCCGACAGCGATGGACAAGGTAAAATTGTTCTTCGATATGTTCTCGCAGCTCCCGTCATGGTTCACAAATCTTTGGATCCTTGTCGTGGCGAGCATTTATGGTATAAAGGGTACACAAATATTTAGAGGAGGAAAAAAATAATGAGAAAAAAATTTGGTAATGGAAGTAAATTAACAAAAGCACAAAAAACTCTACCTGATTTTTTGAAGAAAAAAATTATTGCTTCAAAAAACAAAAAGAAAAAGAAATCACCTAGAGAAAAAGCAATGGGGATGGCGTAATGGCTAAACTTTGTGCAAAAGGAAAAGCAGCAGCGAAACGTAAATTCAAAGTTTACCCTTCGGCGTACGCGAACATGTATGCGTCAGGAGTTTGTTCTGGTAAAATTACACCAGGTGGTAAAAAAGGAAGTCGTAAAAAAGCTATGGGCGGCGGAATGATGCGTGATGGATATCATGGCGGCGGATTAGCTAGAAGAAAAAGAATGGGCTGTGCATAATGGGTCTAAGAAAATGGGTATCGGAGAAATGGGTGGACATCGGAGCACCGAAGAAGGATGGGAAGTATCAACCATGTGGACGAAGCAAGGGCTCGAAGCGAAAATATCCGAAGTGCGTACCACTTGCAAAAGCCACACGAATGACAAAGTCGCAAAAGGCGAGTGCTGTCAAACGAAAGAGAGCTGCAGGTAATCCTGGAGGCAAACCAACTAACGTTGCAACATTTACAAAAAGAACTAAAAAATCTATAGGTGGATATACAGGCCCAGCAATTAATTCTGATTATGCTGGAGTAAGATTAAATAATAATTCATATTCAAAATATTATAAAGGTATGATCTAATGAATTTAGAAAAAGATTTACAAAGATTAAAAAAAGAAAAAGCATTAAAAGAATCTGCTATTGCTCAACTTAGAAAAAGAAGTAAAGACTCATTAGCTAGACCAAGAGCAGAAAAAAATATTTTATCTACTAACCCAGAGATGCAAAAAATCTAATGAGAAAACAAGATAACATGCCAAAGAGAAACAAAAAGAATTTCCGTCCTACGGAAAAAGGTGCAGGAATGACAAGAGCTGGCGTTGCTGCATATAGAAGAAAAAATCCTGGCTCAAAACTAAAAACAGCCGTGACTGGTAAAGTAAAACCTGGATCAAAAGCTGCAAACCGTAGAAAGTCATACTGTGCAAGAAGTGCAGGACAAATGAAAAAATTTCCTAAGGCTGCAAAAGATCCTAATTCTAGACTACGTCAGGCAAGAAGGAGATGGAAATGTTAAAGAAAAAACAATTAACTAAAAGACAAAAAGAAACTTTAAAAAAACACAGTAAGCATCATTCTTCAAAGCATATGACAAGTATGAAAAAAGACATGAAAAAAGGAATGTCATTTTCAAAAAGTCATAAAAAAGCTATGAAGAAAGTTGGTGCTTAATATGCTTGATAAATTCTTGTATGGTTTTTTTGGAGCATTAGATAATGCTATTGCTAAAATAGAAACCTATGCTATTAAATGCACGGAATGGTGTTGGCATTCAAGAGTTAATTTATTAAAGAAACGGAGAAAGAAACATGGTGGACGACGAACTATTATACATAAGTAAAATACAAAAGTATTTGAAAGAAGAGTATCAACAAATCGGTGATGCAATGATCGCTGGAGGTGTTGACAATATGGAAAAATACAAGTATATGATGGGACAGGCACATGCCTATTTAAAAATATCACAGGAAATCTCTAACCTGCTAAAACCAAAGGAGCAAAAAAATGATACTGAAAAGTCAGACAACGTCGTCGAATTCGGATTCGACAAAAACTAAACCAGCGCTATTAGATAAATATAAAGATGATCATCAAAAAGAAGTTGATGGTTATGAGCGTTTAAAAACAAAAGAAACAAACAAATTACCAAATCCAACTGGATGGAGAATGTTAGTTCTACCATTTAAGATGCCAGAAAAAACTAAAGGTGGATTATTCCTGGGGCAGGATACATTGGAGAGACAACAAGTTGGTTCAACTTGTGGACTTGTATTAGCTATGGGACCACACTGTTATGATAAAGATAAATTTCCAGAAGGACCTTGGTGTAAAAAAGGCGACTGGATAATTTTCGCAAGATATGCTGGATCAAGAATTCAGATCGATGGCGGGGAAGTTAGATTGCTAAACGACGATGAAGTTTTAGCAACCATCGAAAACCCTGAAGATATACTTCATCAATATTAATCATAGGAGAAAACTATGCCAAACGTAGAAGAAAATAAAACAGTTGATATTGATACATCTGGTCCAGGTGCGGAGATAGAACTGCAAGAAGAAAAAGATGAAGCAGTAGTTGATACTGAAGCATCAAACGAAGAAAAAACGGAACAACCTTCCGAGGACAAAACGTTTGAAAACGAACGTGAGACTAAACTAGAAGAGGCGACAGAGGATAAAAAAGAAGATGATAATGAGCTAGAACAATATTCTAAAGACGTTAAGAAAAGAATATCTAAACTTACTCATAAATGGAGAGAAGCAGAAAGACAAAGAGAAGAAGCTTTGGGCTATGCTGAAAAAATGATTCTAGCTAAGAAAAAAGCTGAAGATAAACTCTCGAAGCTTGAACCAGGATACTTGAAGTCTACAGAAGACAGTATTGTTTCTGGTGTCCAAGCAGCTCAAGCTAAACTTGCAGCAGCAAGAGAAGCAAATGATTTAGCAGCTGAAGCAGAAG